CTATATAAATGTAGTTCATTTGAACTCTCCTTGTGTCGGTTAGGATGTTGGTTGGGATGTTGGCTACCTTAAAAAACTCACCCATGCCCCCTATATTGGGAGCATGAGAGACTTTCTTGCTTAGGGAGCAGAGTTGAATAAAGCTTCTAACTCTGGATCCTCTGTACCTTTAGCTGGTTTTTGTGGGTAGGATTTGTATTTGCAACCGAGCTTTTCGCTGTACTCGAATGCTTCTTGGAAATCCATATGAGGAAATGAATTGAGGATGTCCCCAATAGTTTGTTTGTGATCTGAATATCCGATCATGGTTGAAACTCTCCTTAAGAGTATGTATTTTAATTAAGTGGATAATCATCAGAAGAGAGGCACTACTTACACTGAGATTATCCGTATTAAAGAGACACGCCCTTGCGTGGATCTAGTAAGTTTGAGAGTATTTAGTAGTTTGTTTAAGATCTTGTCTTCCCCACAGGTACTCACGATACTCCACAATACCCCACCAATATCTCCTTAGAGTCTCTGCAATAACTTAATATGCACTCCTTTTAGGGATAACTATAGGCTGAGAGCTACCCTTATACCTTCTAAGAGATGATCTCGTAGTAACTAATGTCTATCTACCTGACTGACTAGTAGTACCAGAGAGAGGACCAGAGAGAAGCCTCTACTTATTTTTAGGGGGGTACTAGAATATTATGAGGGGGTATATATATGGTGTGTTATACGCATACGCTTACACAGCAATCTCACAGTTTTCCTTAGTAACCCCACGGGGTACACCCATTATTCTTGAGGACACACATGAATAAAAAAGAATTATCAAAACTTATTAAAGAAAAAGAAAAAAGAATTCAACTTAAAGCTTATTCTTTAGACTTTGCTAAGTTTGCAGAAGAACAAATAAAAATTGTAACTAAAGATGCAACACAAGGGTTTGTACCTTTTAAGTTAAACAATTCCCAGAAATACATTACAGAAAAATTACAAACACAATTAGAAGAGACAGGTAAAGTTAGAGCTATAATCTTAAAAGCTAGACAACAAGGTATCTCTACGTATTGTGCTGGAAGAGTCTTTTGGAAAACATACTTTGCTCAACACACTAGATCTGTTGTTATGGCACACGACAGTGCTACTAGTGATGCTTTATTTTCTATGAGTAAGAGTGTTATCCAAAACATGCAAGGTGATTTAAAACCTCAAGAAGATAGAAGTAATGCAAAAGAAATTATTATCAGAACCCCTGCGTACACAGACAAAGCAGCCAAAGGATCTTATAGACTCTATACGGCGGGAGCACCTGAGGCTGGTAGAGGAACAACTCCTACCATTGCACACTTATCAGAGGTTGCATTTTGGCAACACGATGAGAAGATCTTGGCTGGATTATTTCAAGGTATATCTCAGGCCCAAGGTACAGAGGTTATACTTGAGAGTACAGCGAATGGTGCTCAAGGAGAATTCTACAGACTCTGGAAAGGAGCAGTAGCTGGGGAGAATGAATACACACCAATCTTCCTACCTTGGTTTTGGACACCAGAGTACACTAGGGAAGCACCTGAAGGTATGGAGTTAACTGATGAAGAAGAAAAAATTAAAAATAATTTTAATCTTTCATTAGGACAATTATACTGGAGAAGATTAAAAATAGCCGAGAGTGGGGAGCTTAAGTTTAAACAAGAGTACCCATCAACAGCTGATGAAGCCTTTGTTGTCTCTGGGGCTAATGTATTTGATATTGATAAATTAAACTCTTTAATACCCCAACCTATATTAGGAACAAAAACATGGGATAATAATTCCAAGATGTTTGATAATAGCAAAGAAGGTAAGTTACATTTATGGGATTACCCTAAGTTTGACACACCTTATGTTATTGCTGCTGATGTTAGTTTAGGTGTTGGTCAAGATTACAGTACAGCTGTTGTCTTAGATAAAGAATATAAAGTGCTTGGGTTATATAGAGATAACCACATTGACCCTAGTACATTTGGGGAGTTGCTATTTTATTTAGGAAGATATTACAATAATGCATTCTTGTGTGTTGAATCTAATTCAATGGGGATAGCTACATTACAAAGACTAGAAGCAATGAATTATGTTAACATGTACAAACAAACTAAGATTGCTAATGTCTCTAATGAAGAAGGTGTAAGGCTTGGGTTTAGAACTACTCTCAGCACTAAGCCAGCTATTATTGGTAATTTAAAAAAACTAATTAACGATGAAGCTTTATACATCCCTAGTAACATTATGATACAAGAACTAAAAGATTATATCTCTACCAGCACAGGTAGGACTGAAGCAGCCCCCGGAACCCATGACGATACCGTGATGGCTTTAGCAATGGCTTGTGAGGTCATGCGTACACATTACGATAGACTTGTCTTAAACCGGATCTCATGGAAAGATCGAATGAGTAACTGGGAACCGGATAATACCAATTGGTTATAATATGAACTCCTTTAAGGAGAACAAGAATTTGTCTTAGGACTTACAGACTTCCATTGTCCTCATTTAGTCTGGCATAGCTAAAGGAAGAAACTATGCCACCTTCGGGTGTTCTCTTCATTACCGGAACAAAGTTCGCACAGGCTTTATAAAAGTGTCTTGACGTACCAGCTTAAAAATTGTTATGTCTAGACTTGCTGCCATATCAAGGCACTTTTATAGGGCTTACACAAATTTAACTCATAGATGATAGATAGATAGGAAGATAGAATGTCTCGATTTATACAACCACTCCCTGAAACTAAAGGGAAAGGAAAACAAGTAAAGCCAAGGGAACTGCCCAAGGCTGGAGCTTACACTGCTGAAAACCTAATGGGTTCAAAACCAATCCCCACAAAAGGGGGTTATAAATAATGGCGGCTCGTTATGGCTATAAAGAAAAAGTTACAGATGAGCAGCTAATTAATTTAATTGAATCAGGAGTTCAAAACTCTGTAGGTGATTGGCTGAATTCCTCTGATCTAGCTTATGAAAGAGTTAAAAGTACTTACGAATACGCAGGTATTCCTGCAGGACACTTGTCTCCCCAAGGGGTTTCAAGCATTGTAGATACATCTACTACAGAAACAGTAGAAGCTTATGCTGCAATTTTGTCTGATTTGTTTTTAAACAACCAAAGACTAGCTCGTTTTGTACCTTACAATGATACTCCGGGGGCTTTTAAGTCTGCCAAGGATGCATCATTACTTGTTAACTATTGTCTTTTTAAACAGAATGATGGTTGGTCTATACTAGAGTCATGGATGAAATGTGCTTTACTATGGAAGAATGGGATCATTCGTTGGGATTACGTAGAAGATTATGAGTATATCTTTGAAGAATACGAAAAGATTAATTCAGATAAGCTTGATGAAATACTAGCAGATGATAGTCTTGAAATTGTTGGTGATTTAAATTTTGAAAATGATGTACTACAAAATGGAGAGGCTGAAATTGTTTATGTAGATGTACGTCTACGTAGAAAAATAAATAAGTCAAAAGTTAAATTAGAACTTATTCCCCCAGAAAGTTTTAGAATATCTAGAGAGGCTTCCTCTATTGAGGATGCAGAATTCATTGGTCTTCAATCTACTTACACTCGTTCAGAGATGCGTAAGATGTGGCCTGAGATGTCTGAGTCTCTTACTGAAAACGATTGGGATGCATTAGGATCAAATAATTGGAACAGCAACTCTCGATACACTGAGGATGTTGCTGCAAGAAAACTTATTACAGGTCAAGAGTACTGGCAAGGTTCTGCTAGTCTAGACCTAACACCGCTTGAAGCAAACCGTGAAGTTACTGTAACTGAATGTTGGTTACGTATTGATCGTGATGGTGATGGTATCGCAGAGCTTAAAAGATTTATTATAGCAGGTAGCCATGTGCTATTAGAAGAAGATGTGGACATGGTCCCCCTTGCTTCTTTGTCCCCTATTAATATACCATTTGAGTTTTATGGATTATCTATTGCTGATTTCACTCGCTCATCTACTTTAGCATCTACAGCAATTCTAAGAGGGTTTGTTGAAAATACATATCTTACAAACTATTCTCCAAAACTTGCAGATCCAAATGTTGTAGACTTTAGTGCATTGCAAAATATGAAACCAAAACAAATCATACCAACCAACGGCAACCCTAACAATGCCGTGTCTGCTATGGTTCCTGAAGCTATGGCTACAGGTACTGTGCCTTTACTTGAGCATCTACAGATGGTTAAGGAACAAGCCACAGGTATGTCTAAGGCAGCGCAAGGTTTAAATGATACGTTGTATGTCTCTGGTAATTCAGAACAAAAAATGGCGGCAGTACAATCTGCATCACAAAAACGTATTCAACAAGTTGCTAGAAGGTTTGCAGAAACAGGATTTAAAAGATTATGTCTGGGTGTCTACCACACTTTACGTAAGTGTATGAATGAAAAAGTTACTTGTAAAGTAGCACACTCGTTCTCTACAATTAATCCAGCTGATCTCCCTCATAATCTTGAATGTGAAATATTTGTAGATATTGGTGAAAATTCTAATCAAAACAAAATTCAAAAGCTTAGATCTTTAGGTCAAGAAATACTACCTGCATTAAAAGCGCAGGGTGTAGGCTTAATAATTAAACCAGAAGCTCCAGCTAATGTGGTTACACAACTGGTAGAAGCTATGGGTTTAGACTCTAATGATTTCTTTGTAGATTATACAGAAGATGAGTTTAAAGAAAAAGCAGCTAAGGCAATGGAACAACAAGCTAAACAAGCAGAACAAGCTAAACAAATGGAGTTAGCAAAAGCTCAAGCAGATATTGGTTTACAAGAAGCTAATGTCACGTACACTAAGGCTCAAGCTCGTAACACTTTAGATGATAACTCTCGTCAGATGGCAGTAGCTATTGATAGGCATTATCAAGAGTGGGCTGATCTAAATATTAAGTCTGTAAAAGAAGGTGCAACCCTAGAGGAGCATCCAAACTTTGACGCTATACTTAATATAGTTAAACAAATCATGGCCCCACCACAGGCCGCACAACAACAGGGTCCACCACAAATGGAAGGACCACAGGGTTAATATGGAAAAATATAGGAAGTCAGGCGAGAAGGTTCTGGGTAATAAAATTCATCCCGATGTGTTAGCAAAAGAAGCATTAGTAAATGCAGCCTTTGCATCTAAAGAACGTCAAGAGTTTTTTGATGACGCTTACGGTGAACTGCTAGTAACATATTTTATGCATTGGTTAAAGACTGAACCACATGAGACTAAGACAAGAGAGTTTATTTATAACTCTGCTTTGTCATTAGGTGATGTTCGTCAAAAACTAGTAGAGTATGAAATGCTAGGTAAGAATATAAAGTTCATGGAGGACAACAATGAGAACGATTGATTACGTAAAAGTTATCAAAAATATACAAGATATGATTAATTTACTGGAGTACGACTCTATGCGTAGCCCCGGTAAAACAAAAATGAATGCAGAAACTTTAGTGTCACTATACTCATTAAAGGATCGTTATGATGATGGTAATTCTAAACTAAAAGTAGAAGAGCCAATTAAAAAAACTGTAACTAAACCTACAGCAAAAACATCAACTACAAATAATTGAGGATAAAATATTATGGCTGAAGCAAAAGAATCTCTACCCAATACGGATGACATTCCTGCGGAAGTAAACAATGGTCTAACTGAAAATGAACTCTTGGATGCTGTTATGGCGCAATCACAATTTGTTGCCGAATCGCTACCCGATGAAGAGATTCCTGAAGTTGGCCCGTCTGAATCAGATACGGAAGACCCATATGGATCTGATGAAGTCGTTAATGGAGATGAAGAAGAAGTTGGATACGAAGATGAAGAAACAGAAGATGAGGATGCTGCGGCTACCCAAGAGACTGCTGTTTACTCTACGGAAGATTTAGACTTAGATGCAAAAGTTATTGTCAAAATAGATGGCAAAGAACAAGAAGTATCTTTTAGTGATCTTATTAAAGGTTACTCTACTGAACAATCTCTTTCTAACAAGGGTCGAGAGTTAGGTGAAGCTCGTAAGGAGTTAGAAGCCGAGCGTGAAACACAGCTTACTGAGATCAACAAGCTTGGTCAAGCAAGTGCAGCTGTGCTTCTTAATGGAGAACAAAATTTCGCAAAAGCATACCATGACATTGAAGCTAAAATTAGTAAAGCTCGTGCAGATGGTGACACTTTTGAACTTTCCGAATTGAAAGATCAACGTGAAATAGCACAACAAAATTATTGGAAAGCACGTAAAACACGGGAAGGTCTAGTAAAAAATATTGAACAGCAACAAGACAATATCAATGAAGGTTATTGGAATGAAGCTTTAGAATATTTTAATACTAGTATAGACCAATACATCCCCGGATTTAATGAAACAATAGCTTTAGAAATTAGAGAGTTTGCTCTCACTGAAGGTATTGCAGAAGAGGTTCTCGACACTGTCGTAGATCCTGTTATGGTTAAATTTGTAAATGATTATCGTCTTTTAAAACAAGGTGTAACAAAAGGACAAGCTAAACGCAAGTCTACGCCTAGTAAAAAAGTTCCAATTAAAAAAGCTAAATCTTCAACAAAAGCGCAATCAGATCAAGATGCTATGGTTAAAGCGAGAGCTTTTAAATCAGACTCATCTAATGACGATCAAATGGCTTTTCTAAAACAACTTGCTTCCCGATCTTTAGGTAATTAACAATTAACAATATTTCTTATATCGGAGAACAATAACAATGGCAATCGTTGCAGGTCGTGGCGTATCCACGGGTCGTGCTCAGGCAGACGTAACTTCAGGTCGCAATAATGCAGACGTTTCACAACGTGAAGACTTGGCAAATTTTATCACTATGATCACTCGTGAAGAGACACCCTTTCTCTCTTCTATCGGTAAAGCAAAAGCTACGGCTATTTACCATGAGTGGCAAACAGACGAACTGGCAACTCCGGGCAACTCTAAGTTGGCTGAAGGTACAGATTACGTCACACCGGGAGACACAGGCGCAGGTGACTATGTCGCTGGTGCTCATCTTGTTGGTCCACTTCGCTCACGCTTAGGTAACTACACTCAAATCAATGGTAAGTCTATTGCTGTATCCGGTACTCGCCGTGCAGTCGATCAGGCTGGTGTTGCTGATGAGTATGCTTACCAACTTAAAAAGCGTGGAACAGAACTTCGCCGTGACGTTGAGTTTGACATGGTTCATTCTTATAACGTTGCAAGTGGCGCAGGTACTCGTACTGCTGGTGGATTCCAAGCGTATATCCAATCAGCGGCTACTGTAGATTATCTTGGTGAGTACCAAGCTCCTTCAGCAGCTGGAACTGCAGCAGGTACTGACAATGCTGGTATCTCTCAGATTCGTTCTACTATTGCTGGCGCAGGTACTGCCCCTGATCGTGATCCTTTAGCTCTAGCTAATATTGATTCGGTCATGCAGAAAATCTACCAAGAAGGTGGAAAGGCAACTCGTATTATGTTGTCACCAAAGCTTCGCCGTGATTTCTCTGACCTAATGGTTGGAGATACAGGTGTTCGTAGAAACATTGATGGTGACGGAAAACTTCGTCAATCAGTTGATGTGTACATGTCAGACTTTGGAGATATCATGGTAGTTCCTAACTACATCATGGGTCTTTCAAATGTTGTCGCAGTTAAGGGTGAAAACAATGTTGCTCACACTGGAACAGGTCGTCCTGATGTAGCTGACTTTGCTGCATTGATCTATGATCCAATGTGGTTTAATGTTGCTACACTACGTCCACTCACAGAAGTAGACGTTGGTCAAAAAGGTGATTCAACTGTCGGAATGATGATTGAAGAAACAACACTAGAAGTTCGTAACCCTAAAGGTTGCGGTGCTATCTATGGTCTTGAGTAAGACCTAGCAGAGGGGGACTTTATGTCCCCTTCTTTTTTTTAAATTATTTGGGAGTAATAATTTATGTTAGTTATTAAAAGTACTAGTACTGCGGTAATATATCCAGCAGACAATTGTTCATGGAAAGAAGCCGCTGTATCAGCTGGTGGGTATTCTATTAACACAGCGAATTTTTATGGTACGGGAAGTGCAGTTTCAATTGCAAATCCGGTATTAGGTTTTATTGGCAAGTCAGGTAGATTTGTTCAAGTTTCAGCAGCTTAAGGATTTAATATGGCAAAGTGGAAAGTAGGGGATAAGATGAGTCCCGGTTCTCTTAAGGGGACATTTGAGTATACTTCAGGTGCAGCAAAAGGTGATTCTACGTGGGTAGTTGAACAAGATGAAAAACCTTTTCTTGAAAAAGCAAAACAAGAAAGGGACAATGGTCAACGAAAAGATATTGGCTATAAGAAGTTTGCAACCATACCTGATATTGTAGCTATTGATATCCTTAGTAAATATGGAATTGATATACATAAGCCTGAGACAATGCAAGATAAAACATTAATGACAAAGTTTAAAAATATTATTAAATCAGAGTACGCATATTTATTGTCGTACTAATCCTTATTGGGAGGAACAACTATGAGAAGTTATAATGACCTAATAGGATTAGTCCGAAATTGGTCAAATAGAGATGAAGAGGTTTTATCTGATGCAATTATTGGTGATTGTTTAACCTATGCTGCAGACAAATCTTATCGTCATCTTCGTGTTCCTCCATTGGAACAAACAGTCAGCTACACTTCTGAGGTGTTAGCTGCAAACACATCTAGTTCTAATAATGGTGGTATCTCGATTACCTCATTAAATATTCCTAGTAACCTTATAGAATTTATACAGATTCGTGGTATTGGAAGTAATAACCAAACAACACGGGTCTTTAATGAAAAAACAGATATCAGAACATTTTATGATATGTATGCTGAGAAGTATAGTTCATTAGCTTATTGGACAAGGAAAGGAAATAATATTCTTTTATCTCCGGGGTTTCAAAACAACTCTGCTAATGGTACAGAGTCATCAGTAGAACTTTACTATTATAAAAGACTTTATGACTTATCTGCACGTTATGATGTAACTGCTGCTAATGCAAACATAAGTGAATCATATATAGTAGAAGCTACTGTTGCAAATCCAGCACCTA